TCTTACGCAGTTCTGCATATCCGTCCCCATCCCAATCCACATTCAAATAACATTCTGTGAGCCAAACTTTCCTCCCTAAATGTTGGTTGTTAAATGAATTGTCATTACTATATGAATCATCAAAGTTATGTCTTGCTATAAATTCACTATCCCATTCCTGTTCATCATCACCCATCATTTCTTCTAATTCTGTAGCATCATGATCTGGGTACATCTCTTTCAACTCACTGATACTAACCCTGACCCTATGCCCAACAAACTGTGCTTCATCCAAGGATTTAGCTCTCCGGCTGACCAACAACTCCTCTGGGGCAACAACTTCTATTCTTACTTCCCCCGGTTGTTTCACACGTTCCACAACAACATCATGGATGTTTATTTGGTTCGGTTGCCCATCCGGCCCCAGAATTTCCTCCTCAGTCTGGGTATGCTCCACAACCTCAACTTCATCGTCACTAACCAATTTTTGAAACGCAAAATCATCAAGCCCACTATATTCCTCCCTCTCAACGTGTTCAGTGTCATCCCACCAAATCTTAGCCACGCCTGTCTTTTCCAAAAGGGCATCCTTAGCCATATCATGGATAATCCTGTACCCATCACAGCGTTTACTAAATATATAATTTACATAATCCGTGGCTTGTTCAGCCTCGTTCTCATCCTCTGGTCCGTTGGCCTCAAATTCACACAACTCATCATCTGCTGTGAACACCTTCATAATATGTGGCATAGCCCACTCCACAACCTCAAACACATCGTGGGATACTACTTGAGATCGACCTTCAACCTCATTACCAATATAATCCCCGTAGTAGAACTCCAACGCTCTCCTGCGTTGGTCACCTAATTCCCCATCATGGCGGCCCATCGCATTGTCCACTTCCCAATCCAACAGGGACTTTAACTCGTCCTCAGTAATTTTGTCTTCTTTACTACGATTTTTTCTTGCCATATTTCACAGTATTTTTTTTAGGTTTAAACAAATTTTTGATGGCGTTGTGGCCTTCCTCCACGGGGGTGAGATCGTTTGAAAAAATCAATCCCACCTTCTCCTCAAGGACTTTAACTTTTTCCTGTAATTCCTCGATATTTACCCTGTCTCTTATACTCATACACTCTCCCTTATTCTACCATTGTTGGTAGTTTTTTGCTGTTAGACCCATGATGAACTTCCCTATGGCAGTTGGCACATAACAATATACACTTCTCCCACTCCTTAACTATTCTAGCCCAAGACAAAGTCATACTACACTTCCTGATACTAAACTCCTTGTCTCTTAAATGGTGAAAATCATACACATGCGATGGATACACGTTAAGACACAAATAACACCTGCCACCGGACATCTCTATTAACCTATCTGATCTTTCCCTACATTTTTTCTTTCCATGCTTCCTATAAGCTTCCCTTCTTTTCTTGTTCTTGCATTTTTTACAGCGGGTGTCCCTGCCATCCTTGTTATCTCTTTTTGCTGGGTAATCACCTAATTGCTTTATCTCGTTACAGGCGTAACAAGCCTTCACACTATTCCCATCTTCGGGTATGCCAGTGGGGCGTTTGAGGTACTGTTAAAGTTCCCATAAGCAAACGTCAAGCAAAAGGCATCGGCTAAATCAGGAGACTTCAACCCCCTCTTCTTCATATCCTCCTTACTCTCTGCTTGGAGTTTACCAAGGGATGTGTAACAAAACTTAACATTAGCCAACTCATCAATCAGGTCTTCATCATGGGGGATAGATACACTCATCGTGTCAAACCAATCCCTAGCATTAAACCACAACTCATCCCTGAGCCTGTTATATAAAACCTCCACCGATGCCCTTTCAGCCACGTTGACCCCACGGGCAGGTAACCCCATCTCCATAAGCCTGTCAACAACACCACTGCCCAGCCCGATACTATCAATAAGAATTTCTCTAGGCCGTTCATCAAGGTGCAGTTCTGTTTTCTTATACTTGTTGGCAATAATACCGCAGGTCTGCATAAGATCCTTACCCCTCCAACTCTCAACCTTACCCACGACACGCCTACCTTTCCTGATACACAGGGCGGTGCTGTCTGAGCCAAATCTCGCCACATCCAGCCCCCATACAACAGGCTCATCTTTTGGTATCTCAATATGTCTCTCTATGGCACCTTCAACGAGGCTAAGTGGCATAATGCTGTCATCATCATCTTTAGGAAACTCACCAAGTACCCTGACCCTGAATATGTTGCTGTCCTCCCCGTATTTCTCACGCATGGATTCAACATACTTTGGGCTGACCTGTTTACTATCAGCACAACTGACCTTCATGGTCTTCCAATACTTCTTCATCTTCCCAAAGGCATCATAAAAATAACCACTGGTCCTTGTGGGGTTCCCCGCCAAGAAAGTTTTAGCACCCTCTGTTGACATGGCACCCTCACCAACCTCAAATATAATCGGTTCAATACCACTGGCTTCATCCACCATGAACAACATGTTCTCACTATGAAACCCCTGAAATGCCTCCGGCTGTTCCTTCCTTGCCGTTCTTGCAACACCGAAACTCTCACCCGGAGCCGCCTTCAATGTTATCCTGTCAGACTTAACCTCTAAAAGATTCTTTAAAAATACAGGGAGCCTCCTATACCATTTGGCAATCTCACCCCACAATACATCTGTTAACTGGTGTCCCGTTGGTGCCGTACACGCTATCTTAGCCGGGTATCTTGTCAATAACCACCATATGATAATCCAACTTTCTAGGGCTGATTTCCCTACCCCATGCCCCGATTTTACCGCTACCCTGTCATTATTCTTAATAAGCAACATCGCTTCCTGTTGCCATTTCTCAGGGGTAACCCCAAAGGCTTCCTTAACAAACCTAGTGGGGCTGTCCTTCCACATCCTTAATCTCTCTGCAACTTCCTTATTAGCTTTAGTCATATATTAAGTTTTCTACTTCGCCCCAGTCAGATTTTAATGTTTTTAATGTTTTTAATGATTTTAATGCCTCATAATTTTTAGTTTAAACTACAAATTTAATCATCCGGGGTTATATCCAACACCGCATCCCCTTGTATCATCTTAAGGGCATCTACAAAATTAACATTCACCTGCTCCAACTTGTGCATTTCCTTCGGCATGATACCTGCCACCATCTTACAAAAACCCAATGGGCTTTCCTCTGCCGCTAACCTCAACAGGTCTTTACCTTGTGTTGTGCCAGCCTCATTATTAGTCACCTCATTCCACATATCCTGCATATCACTGAGGAACGCAGTAGACATCTCTGCTCTCTTGTTCAATGCCTTACCACTCTTGACAGCCACTTCTTTCTGTGTCCTAGTAGCTACGGAGGTTTTTCTGGGGGTCTTGGGGTTTCTCTTCTTTACCTTGGGCTTAACCTTCTTAGCAAACAATGCTAAATCCTTCTCATTAGGATACCTAATCGCCATAACAAACACTCCTCACGGGCCACATCCCATCTATAACAGGGATAACGCTACCTTCACCAAACAGCTTCTCATATATACATGTCTCACAGACCCACCCAATAGTGGTGGTTACATAACTGTAAGGCTGACTCCAATTTTGACCGTTTGGGTTGTCACATACACTAAACACTAAGTTACCCGGCTTAACCTTTAACCTGTCGCTGGGGTGACAACTCTTCAGTCTATTCATACTGTAATAAGGAAACACTAAAGCCTCATCCACGGCATCGTCCCCGTTGTAATCCATATAAGCTACAACACTGTGTGGGACCATATTCGGTTGCCAAGCATATACCCTACTATGGAAATCTCTATGGGCCGGGAACATCTGGGATGCGTCCTTCTCAATAACACCACCATAAGCAGGGGATACTACCAAACTAATTACTATTGATAATATCAACCTGACGCTCATACCTCTCAATTGCATCCTCCAGCCTCATTATGTACTCAGATAAATTAACAAACTCAAGCATATCAATACTACGATTGGAAGTAACACAATCACTAATGGCCCAATTAATTCTAGGGGGATCTGGGATAGCATATTTCTTAACTGCCCCAGTTCCAGTTCCTACCGTGCAGGAAACCTGCATAAATAGGAGAACAGCTACCAATAATATCTTCATTCCCCATCTCCATTTCTTCCCCTCCTTAACCACCAAGCCATAGGGTTATCACGCATAGCATTGACATCCCTCTCAAGTTTCTTATCCCCCTTGGTGTCTGCATCATTA